CTTGGGTCAGCAGAGCCAGGGCGGTGTGTTGAGTTTGAGACTGGTAACCGGTGTGGGTTGTGAAAAGTTTGCAGAACTGGTATTTAGAACCATGAACGAAATCCTGGCGGCATATCAGGCGGGACAGGGTTGGACACATCCAGATGGTCGTGTGTTTGAGGCACGATATCCTGTGGGTTCCGGGGTACGATTGCGCAGTGCCGAGGTGTTTGAGCATGCTGGTAACAGTGCCGTGTACGAAGCATGAGCAATTGTGTTTGCGGCAGAACCACTAGACGACCCATGTGTGACAACAGTTGCAGTCTGAGTGAATCGCAGTATCAAGAACGCTGTGAACGACTGGCTGAATTATATCGTGGCCTTGGCACAAACGCTGTAAATACCCATCACAATCACAAGGACAATCATGAACAAAACCAGTGAGTACAAAGTAGCGGTACTGTTACCCACTCGTGGAAGAACTGACGCCCTGAGTCGCAGCGTGATCAGCCTCATGAATCGAGCCGTTGATCTGGATTCGGTTCAGCTGATGCTGGCGTTTGATCAGGACGACGAAGTGGGCCAACAACATTTCGAAAGCCATCTCCAGCCCTGGCTGGATGAAAAAGGCGTCAACTACACAGCCATGGAATTTGAGCGCCTGGGCTATATTCGTCTCAACGAGTATGTGAATGCCCTGGCTCTAGCAGCCGATGCCGACTGGTTGATGTTTTGGAATGACGATGCTGTGATGGAAACCACCGGGTGGGATCGCATCATTGCTGGTTACACTGGCAAATTCAAACTGTTGGCTGTGCACACACATCATGACCATCCTTACAGCATATTCCCTATTGCACCCCGAGCCTGGTTGGACACCCTGGGCTATCTCAGTCCACATCAAATATCCGACTGCTGGCTGAGTCAACAGGCCTACCTGCTGGACATCTGGGAACGAATTCCTGTGTGGGTCACCCATGATCGATTTGATCTCACCGGCAACAACGGTGACGATACCTTTGAAAATCGTCCCATGTTGGAAGGCGACATCCGGGACCCAAGAGATTTCCATCACTTGACCTGGACTGCACGCCGACTAGCCGACACCGGAAAACTGGCCAACTACATGGAAAGTCAAGGATTTGATGCCTCTTGGTGGCGAGACATTTGTTCAGGCCAACGTCGGGATCCTTGGCAACGTCTGCACGAAAATGACGTAAACAATCAGGTCAACAGCTGGAAAGTAACTTACGACCACAAAGATGGAAATTTGAAAAAAGCATGAACACCCCTGAATCACTAGAACAACGCATACGCCGCTACTGGAACACACAGCCCTGCAATATTCGTCATGGTCGAGGCGAACCTGGCACACTTGAATTTTTTCAAGAAGTCAGTGCTCGACGCTATCGTGTGGAACCACACATTGCAGAATTTGCTGGATTCCATCTCTGGCAAGGTCAACAGGTGCTGGAGATTGGCCCCGGCATTGGCTCCGATGCAGCAGAATTTGCTCGACATGGTGCTGTGTACACTGGCCTGGACTACAGTGATGAAAGCGTGAAATTGGCCCAAAAACGATTTGAAGTAGAACAACTGGAAGGCACTTTTATTCGTGGTGATGCCAGCAATCCCGGGGATTATCCCGATCATGAATTTGATCTAGTATACAGCTACGGTGTGATACATCACTTTCCGGCCATAGAACAAATCATTGACAATGTGTATGCAGCACTCAAGCCCGGTGGCGAGTTCCGGTTCATGGTGTATGCCAAGAACTCTTGGAAGCAGGCCATGATCTACAAGGGTCTGGACCAGTATGAAGCACAGAATGGTTGTCCTTATGCCAAGAGCTATACCAAACACGAAATACACGACTTGCTGGGCAACCGATTCCAGATAGACAGGTTGCGTCAAGACCACTGTTTCATGTATAATATAGAAGCGTACAAAGCCGGGCGATATGAACTGGAGCCTTGGTTTGCGGCCATGCCCGAGGCCATGCGTGAAGCAGTGAGAGAATATCTGGGTTGGCATTTGTTGGTCAAAGCGAGAAAAATTTGAAGATCAAAGTTTCAGAAATATTTTACAGTCTACAAGGCGAAGGCCGTTTTGTGGGTGTGCCCAGTGTGTTCTTGAGAACATTTGGCTGCAACTTCACATGCAGCAGTTTTGGCTGTGCACCAGGCAAACGCAGCGACGAAGCTGATGAAATTGCCACAGTGGCACACATGTTCAATCGATTTGAGGACTTGCCTTTGGTCACAACCGGCTGCGACAGCTATGCTTCTTGGCATCCGGCATTCAAAGAACTCAGCCCCAGTGAGACTACCCAGGCCCTGGTGTCACGCATGACTGGCATGATTCCCAATGGCAAGTGGTCACAGCCCAACGGCAATGACATACACTTGGTGATCACAGGCGGAGAACCACTCTTGGGTTGGCAGCGAGCCTATCCTGAACTGCTGGAAAATCCCAGCATGCGTGATCTTGAAAATCTCACATTTGAAACCAATGGTACTCAAACTATTGATGATGCATTTGCTGACTACCTGCATCGTTGGAGCAATGGCTACACCGAGCTCACATTTAGTGTGAGTCCCAAGCTCAGTGCCAGCGGTGAAGCCTGGAGCGAAGCTATCCGACCCACAGTGGTTGCCAGTTATCAGGATCTGGGTCGTGTGTATCTCAAGTTTGTGGTAGAGACTGAACAACACTTTGAAGAAGTCAATCAGGCCGTGAGTGAATATCGCGCAGCTGGGTTCATTGGCAAAGTGTATGTGATGCCACAGGGCGGTGTGGTCACACCCTATGAGCAAAATCGAGTGCGAGTGGCCGACTGGGCCCTGGCACAAGGCTACAACTACAGTCCCAGAATGCATGTGGATCTCTGGGGCAACGGTTGGGGCAAATAATTTCAAGAGGAATTTCCGTGAACGAAACTAGAAAATTGGCAGACGATATCACTGCTTGGATAAAGAACTATGCTGAACAACATGGTATCAAGAGCTTGACCGTGGGTGTGAGTGGCGGTATTGACTCAGCTGTGGTCAGTACCTTGTGTGCCAAAACTGGTTTGCCCACTGTGGTCATGACCTTGCCCATTAGACAAAGACCCAACCTGCATCAACTCAGTACTGATCATGCAGAGTGGTTGCTCAGCAACTTTGTCAATGTCAAGCACATCAATCTGGACTTGACCCCAGTGTTTGACGCATTTGAGTCTGGCTTGAAACCGGTGTGTGTTGACCAAGCGGGCAACATCAATCTAGCATTTGCCAACAGTCGCAGCCGACTGAGAATGATGACATTGTACCAAACAGCACAAAGTCATGGTGGCATTGTGGTGGGCACTGGCAATCGTGTAGAAGATTTTGGTGTGGGATTCTTTACCAAGTATGGTGATGGTGGCGTGGATATCAGTCCCATTGGTGACTTGAACAAGACCGAGGTCTGGGCACTGGGCCGTGAGCTGGGTGTACTCGAAAGTATTATTGCAGCACCACCCACAGACGGACTCTGGGACGATGGTCGCAACGACCAAGACCAACTGGGCGGGCTCACGTATGCTGAACTGGAACTGGCCATGTCACAAGATGAATCTGACGCTGCAACCGAAGACCCAAAAGAATATGCAGCCTTGACTCAGTATCGTAGAATTCGTAGCCGCAATCTACACAAGATGTTGCCTATTCCTGTGTTTAAAAAATAAGGACTGTCAATATGGGCATGTTTGATCTATTTCGAAAGAAGACCACAACGGAGCCGGCACAACGGGCAGTACCCCCGCCTGAACCCAAGTCTCCCCCAGTATCGAAAAAACCTCGGCCGGTGTTGAGCGAAAAGGAACTGGCTACTCAGCGTGGTGAGCCTTGGGTGTCTGTGCTCAGCATGGATATTGATCCAGAAAATCTGCACCAAGGCAGCTTTGAATTAGACTGGAACGACAAGTTTGTGGCCATTCTGGTTCGTTCTGGCTATCAAATGAAACCCACAGATACCGATGCTGACATTGTGGACCGCTGGTTCCAAAATGTGTGCAGACACGTGGTCATGGAAACCTGGGAACAAGAACAAGCTGCAAATCCCAATCGTGTGGTCAAAACACGCAATGTAGGTGGTGGTCGCACCGAAGTTTCATGATACTGTACGTCAACGGCGATAGTCACACTGCTGCAGCCGAGGCAGTGAATCCACATGCATTTGCCATGGACGATGGTGATCTCTATCACATGGGTCGAGCTCCGCACCCTGCCAATCTGGCTGTAAGCTGGGGCAAACTGTTGAGTCTCACACTGAAATCCAGTTTTCACTGCGGTGCCGAAAGTGCCAGTTCCAACACACGTATATTGAGAACTGCCAGGGAATGGATGGCAGCCCAGAGTCGAACTCTCAGCGATACCCTTGTAATCATTCAGTGGAGTACCTGGGAACGAGAAGAGTGGTTGATAGGCGGCACTTATTATCAGATTGGTGCATCCGGCATAGACGATGTTCCAGACGATCACCGTGACCGTTACAAGCAGTTTGTGGTCGATGTAGACTGGCAACAAAAAACTCAACAGGCACATGATGAAATTTGGCAGTTTCATCAAGAGTTAACGGACCAAAACATTCGCCATGTGTTTTTTAATGGCAACAATGACTTTTCCCGAATTGCAGATCGTCAAGACTGGGGCATCAATTACATTGCACCATATGATCCCAAATCAACCTATGATTCCGTAATTCGTGCTGGAGGACTTGACACCGTTTCTCCAGAATCCTGGCATTTTGGTGCCGATGGCCATAGCTTTTTTCATCGTTTCATGTTACAATACATCATTGACAAACGATTGTATTGAGGTGATGCATGCGCTATGTGTTGATTGACACGGCCAATATGTTTTTTAGAGCACGCCACGGTGCTTTTAGGGCAGCAGATGCTTGGGAAAAAATTGGGTTTGCCTTGCACATCACGTTGATGGCTGTGAACAAAATGGCTCGACGTTTTGAAGCAGATCATGTGGTTTTTGCACTGGAGGGACGCAGCTGGCGCAAGGATTTCTATGCTCCTTACAAGCGCAACCGTGCAGTAGCTCGTGCTGCGCTAACCGAGACCGAAGCCGAAGAAGACAAAATGTTCTGGGGAACCTATGACGAATTGACTAAATACTTGTCCACCAGAACCAATTGCAGTGTGATTCGGCATGCCACAGCTGAAGCCGATGATATCATTGCTCGTTGGATTGCGTTACACCCAGAAGATCAACACACCATTGTCAGCAGCGACACCGACTTTGTGCAATTGGTTGCAGCCAATGTACAACAGTACAACGGTATCTCTGATGAATTAATCACATTAGAAGGTACCTATGACGCCAAAGGCAATGCTGTTGTTGATAAAAAAACTAAACAACCAAAAGCCACTCCGGATCCGGCCTGGTTGCTATTTGAGAAGTGCATGCGTGGCGACAGCTCGGACAATGTGTTCAGTGCATATCCAGGAGTACGTGAGCGGGGCACAAAGAATAAAGTTGGTCTCCGTGAAGCCTATGCTGACCGAGACCGAAAGGGCTACAACTGGAACAACCTGATGCTGCAACGCTGGACTGATCCCGAAGGCGTCGAGCATCGTGTGCTAGACGACTATGAACGCAATCGTGTGCTGATTGATCTCACAGCACAGCCCGACGAAGTCAAGGCTGTGGTAGATGCTGCCATTCGTGAACAGGTCAGTCACCGTGACGTGGGACAGGTGGGCGTGAGGTTCATGCAGTTTTGTGGCAAGTATGAGTTGAATCGTTGCAGCGAATCAGCTGAACAGTTTGGGCAGTGGATGAATCAAACTTATTCAGGAGTTCTCAATGGCTAGATATTTTTGGGCAGGCGTAGGCGGATTGATCATCACACTAGTGATATTTTATCATGTGTTGAGCATGTTCCCTGACCCAAGCTGTGACAATACCGGGCTTGATCCTGAAATCAGCAAAGAATATACCAGTTCGTCCCTGGCCAAATGTAGAAAGGTAAAACATCCGTGATCATAGCAAAACCCGTGATAGCCAATCAGTATTGGATATTGCATCAAGACAATCAAAAAGTAGGCAACATCGAAGCCTGCGATGGCGGCTATCAAGTCAAGATCAACAACAGCATAAGTCAGTATCGCACCATTGACATGGCTGCACAACGAGCACAGATTGAGTTTGTGCCAGCAGATGCCACAGCTGATCACAAACCCAATCTGGTGCATGGTTATCCAGCAGCTGGGCGTGTGCACAATGCTGTATGGAACATACCGCTGAAACTACCGTTGTTCACCAGGTCCGCCAAAAGCAAGAGTTGGTTTGCAGCTGGATGGTACTCAGTATATCGCAATCGAACCTGGCGTGTGGTACAAGATCCCAAGTTGATCACTCTAGAACGCTATCAGTACCGTGGTCCTTTTCAGTCCGAACAACAAGCTCAACCGTGATACACATTCAACGATTCATTGAGCGCCTACAGGGGTCTGATGCCCGGGGCAATCGAGAATTTTCCATGAGCATGAGCGATGCCAAAAATCTGCACGCCGACATCACTCGTTTGCTGCTACAGTGTCAAGAACTGCAACAGAACAAGGCCAAAGATACCGAAGTTATAGAAGTAAAAATTCAAGGAGGTGGATTCCGATAGCTGGGCAAATCTAAATATCGGTGTATAATGATAAATATATGCACAGATTTAGGATTTACCATGAGCAGACCCAAGCCCAGAATACTGATTGATCACACCAACAAAAGCACTTACAAGACCGAACAGGTGCTGGCATCCGAGGGCGTGTGGGCAGTGTTTTACGACAATCAACCTATCAATCTCAAAACAGCCAACTTGTTGGTACAGTATCCGGGCCCCAAGTACAAAAAGGTTTCGTTCAGCAATCCCGGGCATGCCATCAATCTTGCCAAGAAACTCAACGCACAATTCAAAACCACCTTGTTTACCGTGGTGTTGTTGACACATGGCAAGCAAATTTACCCTGACTCAGGTGCGTGACAAACGACGATTGACTCAATTGTTGATTGATCAACTGCCGGAACAGTACCGGGCACCGGTTGATGAAATATATCCCATATGGTGGCAAAATCTGCGTTCCGGTGGCGGCATGAGACTGACAGATCGTGGATATGATGCATTTTGCAATCTGTTGCAACTGGAACACTACTATTTTCCTTTGGCGGGCCTGGACCTGCATACTGTCATTGCCATGGATCGCAAATTACAGTTGCCTTACTATGTGGAATTTCGCAAACGAGTATCGCACCAGTTGATCTTGTTTGGCAGTCAAGAAGCGGTATTGATCAACCTCTACGGTGACTTGAAAAAGTTCCTAGCAAAACACAGTTGACCTCAAATAAAAAATCCAGTATAATATAGTATGAGCAAGTTGAGTACCAGTTGTCAAGCCCAAAGCCAGCGTCGGCAACGGTATCTCACACGCAAAATAGCCCAAGGAAAAGACATGACTGATCCCGATATCCTGGCCATGACAGGCCTGTTTGACAGCATGGACCAGCAAAAAGCCAAGCGTGAAGCGAATCCTGAATGGCAGGCCAACAACCTGGAGTGGGACTTGAGAACCAATGACTGGATTTTGGCCAAGGCTCGATCAAGTTCGACCTATGCACAAAACATCTATGCGGCCTTGTGCAACAATCAGTTTCAAAAACAAGAAGTTTGGACTTTGTTGCAAGGACAGACTTGGAGTTGCAGCTGGCGCTATGCCGGTGACATAGTGGCTGACATGCTGGAGCGTGGTGACTACATGGACTGGTACTGCAGCGGCATTCGAGACGCTGACATAGTGGCTGCTCAAGGCTATGTAAGCGAAGGTGAAGTAACTGAACAAATACGCGAAGACCTAAAACGCCTGGGCTGGCATGTGTTAGAAGAATAAGTTAAAATGAAATACCATGATTAAGCTACTGTTAGCTGTAATGTTGTCTGCATGGACATTGTCTACTGCAGCAACCGAAACAATCAAAATTTATTCTCCGTACAATGCTGCGCACAGTGCGACTCCGGCTTTGTTTAGAGTGGTCGAGCAGGCCAACGCCAGTCAGTCAATCTATAGATTTCAAGTGGAATTTCGCCCCGGAGGCAATCAAACGATTGCACTGCGATCTATGGAACCCGAAACCGGCTTGGCCATTATTGCACCGGCATTTGTGGAAAATGTGAGATCTGGCAAGTTGACTGAACAAGACTATGTGCCCGTTCATGCATTTGGTAACGCCTGCTGGGCAGTGATCACAAACAAACCCTTGGCCGGGGCCAAGGAATTTGTAGCAGGAGGGGTAGGCCTGGGAAATGCCACACATTTGACTGCTTTGGCCCTGGGCGAAAAGCACGGATTCGATGTGAGATATATCTTGTTCAAATCCAACAACGACGCCTTGGTAAACATGACCGGCAACAATGGTGTTGAATTTGTGATTGACAAATACGAAAGCTATCAAGCTCTCAAAACCAAAAATCCTCGCATGCGCATGATTGCTGCCAGCTGTCCCTCCCGTTTGCCACAAGAACCCGGGATTAAAACACTGGCGGAACAAGGTGTCTTGGCACCCTATGTTTTCAATATAACTGTGGCGCATAGGCTCATGCCACGTGCCAGGAGAGTTGCCATTGCTGACATACTAAACACAGCCACAAAAAATATTGGTGCTCAGGAAATTTTTGAGCTGTCGGCAACTCGCCCACCTGTGTTTGACGGAGTTGGTGCGGAGGAATTTTACCGTGACTCCGTTCAGTTGGTCGAAAAGTTGCAGAACAAGTACCAGTCAAAAATCAACAATGCCAATTGACATTGCAGACAATGTAATGTATAATAAATACTTGCTATGACTGTATGAAGTCGATTGAAAAGGATTCTGGACGCGGGTGCGAATCCCGCCAGGTCCACCATAAGGAAATTAATGAGTAGATACGCAAACCCTTGGTCAGGGAGTGGGCAGTTTTATAAAGGTAAAACTAAAAAACTTCCTACTGCTAAAAATGATAAGGACTATCAAGTATATTGTGACCGTAAAGTAAACAAGAACAAAGTTTTACCTTATGAAGAATGGGCAAGACAAGAGCGTATTAAGCGAGGTATGTTTTAATTTTTTTATGATGGGCCTGACCTAGATTCGACAGGGTCAAGAGTAATGAAATGGACAGTTCGGCAATGCAGAAGCCGTAGGACTGGGGAAACTCGGTTGTAGAAGCAAAAAAAGTAATCGCAAACGACGATACATTCCTCTTGGCAGCAAACGCCTGAGAGCGAGGTAGTTATACCTTGTGACCCAAAATAGCAGATGGGCCTTTCGGGGCCCATTCTTTTGAATTTGTTCAAAATCAAGCAGGTTAACCAGACTTGTGCTAAATAATTACACTTAACCCTTTTGGAGATTTTACCATGGCAATGACTAAAAAAACAATCAACTCTTACAGTTTTGTATTGACAGCAGAGCAGGCTGCTGGCGTTGGGACCAAACTTGATGAATTAACTCGTGACGGTGCAACTGATGGATATGTACTTAGAGATGATTCACAAGCACCAACAACTACTGTTACCCGTCATTGGGTAGACGAAGATGCTGCTGCTGCATGGCAAGCATGGATAGGTAATTATGTAGCACAATACGGTTATACCTACAGTGCACAAACCATAGAAAACATCTAATATTGATTTTTTTAATTGCCGAGTTAGATGCAATCATAGGTTAAACCTATGAAAATACGTCGACCATAGGTTTCTTTTTGATATATAATATGTACTCAGTACAAACACTGAGACTTATTTTTTTATCAAGGAGAAACCCAAATGAAAACCGTAGGTGATCAACTCACACCCTTTGCTGTAACAGGCGTGCGTCCCGGGCAGCCCGATGACGCTTTCTATACCATCACTGACACCAGCTTTGAAAACAAGTGGAAAGTGATTGTGTACTATCCCAAAGACTTTACATTTGTTTGTCCCACAGAGATCGTGGCCTACGATAAGTTGGCACAAGACTTTGAAGACCGTGACGCTGTATTGCTCACAGGCTCCACCGACAACGAATTCTGCAAAGTGGCCTGGCAAAAGTCTCATGATGATTTGCGCAAAATCACACATCATCAATTTGCTGACACTCAGCGCGGTGAACTCAGCTTGATTGAGCAACTGGGCGTGTTCTACGCCCCAGCAGGTGCTGCTCTCCGCGCCACCTTTATCATCGATCCCGCCAATGTGATTCAACATGTCACAGTGAACAATCTCAATGTGGGACGATCACCCGAAGAAACTTTGCGTGTGTTGGATGCGCTACAAACCGGCGAGCTGTGTGCTTGTAACCGCACCGTAGGCGGGGAGACTCTGTAATGACTGCCTGGGTAGATCAACTCAAAGAAGGTCTGCCCGAGTACGCCAAGGACACTCGGTTGAACTTGGACGCTGTTATCAAGCGCAGTACTCTGGCAGTTGAAGAAGCAGAAGGGTGTGCATTGGCCGCTGCAATGAGCACAGGTAACGGAAAGTTAGTTACCTTTATTCAGAGTTCCATGACCAACACACAAGAGAGAGATGCTGCGCTCACTGCCGCGTCTCTGATGTCAATGAACAATACTTGGTATCCCTATGTTGAAATGACACAAGATGCCAACCTCAAAGGACTTCCTGCTCAACTCAGAATGAACGCAATCACAACTCATGGTGGCACAACCAAAGAACGCTTTGAGGCATATAGTCTTGCTGCAAGTATTGTTGGCAAATGCGAGTTCTGTGTAAAAGCTCACTATGATACTCTCAAGAAAGAGGGCTACTCAGTAGAACAACTGCGTGACATTGGTCGTATTGCCAGTGTCATGAATTCAGTGGCCCGGGTATTGAACAGCTGATACCATGTGAAAAATACACTGTGCTTGTTGACAGAGCGTAAATAACTCTGTCAACAACGGAGGTTGTCATGAGTACCGAACAAGATCGTTTCCATCACAGTCAACGACTACATCGCGATGAAACTGCAGTAGCTCGTCAAGTGAAAATTGCACAAGAACACGGCATTGATGTTGGGGAACCACATCGCTTGGTCAAGCACCATGCCCTGGACTGCGGAAACCCTGCCTGTCCCACATGTGGCAATCCTCGCAGAACACACAAGCACACACTCACAGCACAGGAACAACGACTGTTTCAAGACGCAGATCAACCTCGAGATCGTCACAGCAATGGTTTTCCCATGCGGGATCAGGAACAGGATAAGTAAAAGCATGCCCCTGTAGCATAATGGTACTGCAACCGCCTTGTAAGCGGTAGATTGGCGGTTCGATTCCGTCCGGGGGCACCAAAATTTTTTATAGTAGAGATAAAAAATGGAAGAATCCGCACCACAACCAAAAATGAGTTTTGCTGCAACCATCCGGGCTGCACTGACCAAGAAAACAGCCGCAGAGCAGACTGACACCGTGAGTAGCAAAAAAGCTGCCCGCAAAATTTCCGCAGGCGGACCTGCTGCCATCACAGCTCGACCACAACGACGCAACGCCAGTCGTGGCGGGTAATGATTTAAAAAAGTTCTCGATCAACTATTGATTTTATTTCAGGGATAGTTGCTTTTTTCAACACATCCTTCAAAAATACATTTTGTTGCAGCAAATTGTAGTTGTGTTGTAACCTGCTGACATCTGCACTGCGACGTGCAAAATCAAAATCGGTCAACAGTTTTAAATTGAGCTCAATGGCCCGGTCACATCGAAGTTCAGCATTGGATTCATGTTGGTAGCTGTGATCAACCACATCATCGAACACATCAAATCCCATGCTACTCAAATAATCGGCTATTCGCCAACCTCCTACCCATATGGGAATGGTTCCGGCGTACAGGGCCATTAGAGTTTTCTCTGTTACTATGGCTTCTTTTTCCTCATAAGCAGGTTCAGTTATCAAAGAGATGCAACTGGGTTCAAACACAGACTTTTGCAGCAAACCCTGATATGTTTGAGCATTTTTGAATGATCCATTACGGACTCCGCGAGTCATGACAACTTCGGGCCCAAACACATAACGTGTAACAGGTATGCTGTTGATGTCGTTTGCAGTCCAGGCCAAGGAATGAGAAAAATTTGTCAGGTTGAATTTTTCAACTAACTCAAGCAAGCGAACACGATTGGGCCTGGGTTTGTTGATCATGAAATTGAATGTTTTTGTTTTGTTGTTCCAATCTGGCGATATTTGTTGCCTTATGAATTCTTGATTTTCTCTGGCCAACAATGTTGGTAAACAAACGCATGGATACTCTGACAATGCATCTTGAATGTTCACATGATCAAACACCAGGAGATGTTGTTGTGGATCACATGCGCTGTTCTTCAAGAGCTTTTCCACATGAAAACAGTGTTGGTCAAGATTGTAATGATGGTCTCGAACAAAGATAATTTCCGGGTGGTAGAGAATTTCCCCCGAGTATATGTATGTGGGTCCGTGTATTTCTATCATTGACATATTTACTGTCAGTAAATAACAGCATGACAGATATTTTAAAAACAGCACTGGGCACAAGCTATTGCATGTTTTATCACCCGGCAATCACAATTGACCAGCTGACTCCGGTACAGACCTTTGATGGTGTGTGCCAGGTGGTGAATCGTCAGTTGAGTCAGCACAATTGGAATTTGACAACATGGCCAGGTTATTTGCAGGACGAAATCACACGCTTGCTATGGGTAAATTTATTCTACCAAAATCTAGACCGGGAACCAATACAGAAACCGGTGCTGTGTCATCAACATCATGGTCAACTGGTAGTTGACTGTGGTGACACCAGGTTAATGACCTTGGCGTTGAAATCTTCAACTGTCACTGTGTCTGCAGTTGTCACCTGCTTGACCAGCTCAGCTGATCAATACAGTGCCTGGACGCCTGTGACACAAGATGCTGACTTGATAGCTGCTGGGGGGTTTGATCCAGTACATACCAAAATTTTAATCACCCCCACGGCCACGGGCAGCGATCATGCCATGTCATGGATGGAAATAAGCAGCAGTTCAACTGCTCATCACATGCACAGCGTTGATCAGAGACTGGCAATGATGCAAAAATATCTTCGCACACAGTCTCGGGATTTTGAATTCGATGCTGACTGGGCCCGAAACCCGATCAACTGGCTAGAGTTTGCTTGAGTTTGTTCTGCCAGGCCACAAAGTCACTGGGCCAGGCCCGGGCCATGTTGGCCAGCAGACCTTGATTATGTTCGGCTGCACGCCGATATCTTTCTTGCAAGGTTGATAAATTTTGCGATCTAAAATTTTTAATTGCCTGGAGACCTTTCCAGACAAAAATTCGTCTTTTGTCTTGGACTTCGACCAATTGGTCATAATGATTGTGATCTATTAGATCCGATACTGTGTCAAATCCAATGCTGTTTAGATATGCCACGGTGTATCTACCCGACGACACAGTCCAAGGTGCAGGCGTTACCAATGCACGAAATATTTTTTCACTGAGTGATATGTTGTTGTCGCTGTTGTAAGTTTCAACCACCATGGTGAGGTAAGATTTGAGAAAAATGTCATCATGCTCTATGTCATAGTTCCGAATTGGAATTCGTACAGTCAACAATTCATAACTTTTTTGATATTTTTCCTTGTCCTCGGGACCAACATGTTCCCAGTGATTGGCCCAGTGTTTCATTGCTGTGTTGTGATCGATTTCTTCTGTGTGGTGACGGCAGTTGAAGTTGACATATCCCAAATGCAAATGTGCCCGCAACCCCACTTCCAACATCAACATAAATCTACGCTGATCAATGCGATTCACTGCAAAGGCATAATCCCGTTTGGGCGACCAGGTTTGCTGAGACGGAATATAATGATATATACCCAAAAAGCTAGTGGGTAACCGAACCACTTGATATTGTGTGGGGCAGGTGATGTAGTTGTCGGTTATCACCGTGGTGTTCGAATCAAACAGATAGGGAAGGTCGATATCATAATCTGTGCTGCAGCTACGTATGTCATCAACAAGACACACAATCACAGTTTGATCGCCCCGTTGCCAGCGTCTTGGATCAGTAGTTGTTTGAAATTCCAGGCTTTGCAGCAGTTGATAAATGGATTGATTGGCAGCACTTTCGTTCTCCAAACACTGACTTTGGGCCCAAATTTCGCCTTGGTATATGTTTTGTTGCATAAAAATATTTATTTGCTGCCGAACATACAGTTTATAAATTTTCCTTGACTGCGTTTGATAAATAGCATACAATGAACACTGTTATGAACACCGTGAACATCGCTCGTGAACTGTGCCAACTGGATCTCAGCTTGTGGTCACGTGACGATGCCGCCAATGAAGAAGTGTCCGGGGAGCAGAGTTAGAACAATATCACAACATCTAACTCCTAACCCCGGAACTGAACACTCCGGGGTTTTTTATTGACAACAAAAGTGTTGACAGGAAACGAGGTCCTGTGCCGCACTCTAAACAAGCACAAACGGTCGGACTGAAGGATGGAGTCTCTCTTGTGACACAAAAGATTTCAGTTTGGTATATTTTTGGGGGATTGGTATACTTGGGAACACATCAGATTTGCATTCTGAAGTAATCGGTTCGAATCCGATATCCTCCACCAAATTTATCGCAGGATGGAGAAGTGGTAACTCGTCAGGTTCATACCCTGAAGATCGGCGGTTCGAATCCGTCTCCTGCAACCAATCTATCTCCCTAGTGTCAATGGCAGCACAACGGTCTCCAACACCGCTAGTCAGGGTTCGAATCCTTGGGGGGATGCCATATATCGAGTTTGCTGGAGATTCGCCAAGTTGGTCAAGGCATCGGATTTTGATTCCGACATGCGTAGGTTCGAATCCTACATCTCCTGCCAGTCACAAAAAAAGGCTACCCAGGGTAGCCTTTTTGTATTGTCAATCTTGAATCAGAAGCTGCGTGAGTAGAACACATTGTAGGCATCTTGTGTGGAGTCGCCAGTGATTCTATCAAATCTAAAACCCACAGAATCAGCTTTGGTCAAGCTGTAGGCCACACCAAGTCGTGCTGTTTCAGTGGTGTCTTTGTTGGTGGCAGCATCAAATGCCGCAGTGCGGAAACGATAGCCTGCTTTGGCAGTCCACTTGTCGTTTAACGGAACTGACACACCTGGCTCAACAGAGTAATAGGTAAAATTACCAGTGCCCGAAGTGCTGTACTTTTGACCCAGCGCAAACTTCACATAACCATTGACAGACCCTACCAAACGTGTGGTACCGGTCAAGCCAGTTTCCAGTCGTGTGTTTACAGAATTGCTGGTTTCGGTCTGTGTGGATGAAAGATTCACGTGAGCTGCAACAGATTGGGAAATGTTTTCACTCAGGGTGAAGTTTACATTGTTTTGATCTGCGCCGCTCACTGTGTCAATTTTTGCACCTTCGATGCTGACAGAGCCAGCAAATGCTGCAGTGGAGATGGCCAAGGCCAAAATGGTTGAAAGTTTTTTCATGAAATGTTTCCTTAAAGTTAATGATGACAAGCTGTCACAACAATATATATCCGCGTTTTCACTGAGTGCAAAAAATCTCAAATTGTGTGGCAAAAAAGCAACATCAGAGTGGTTGACCCAAAATACAGGTTTTGCTACAATAGAAACATGTTAAGAAATTGACAACAGGATTTGAAAGGTGTTGTGATCGTGCAACACCCGGCAGTTGACAATAAATCAGTCTTTTGCTACAATATATACATGTTGAGAAATTGACAATTGTTCTTTAAAAATATCAATCGCATATATGTCACTGAGAAGTGACCTCTATATGAAAACACATTGGGGCGTGGGTCCAGAGATAACTTCATGCTTGGCCCTGACAGGATACAGAAGCAGACCTAAACCTGTTGTACAATGTGTTTTCATATAGAGTTTTTTGGTTGTTCTAAAGGCCAGACCGCGCTGAAATATGCTTAAGGGCGAGGCGGAGAACATTAAATGGGGACGACCGCCCCAGCCACTCTCTATTTTATAGTTAAGTGTTATCAGGGTAACGTGTATGGACGCATACACTATACGGGTCAAAGCTGCCGGCGACTGATCCTGAAATAACCGCATCGGCATTGAGTATGTTTAGCGACTATCTCAGAATTTGCACGATAACACTTAACTATAAAATTTGGTTGCTCCAGAACGTGAGCCAGGACGCATTAAATAGACCCCGGTGGTCAGCTCGAAAGAGATGCATGTCAAAACGGCAAGCCAGGAGCATTAAATGAGGCAGTGCCCCAGCCACTCTGATTTGAAGTGTTAATTCTACGAGTATCGAACTAAATATAGTATTAAGGATTAATACATGTTTTATTTAATATATAAGATTACTAATAAGATAAATGGAAAGTTTTACATAGGGGCGCATAAGACATCAGACAAAGACGATGATTATATGGGTTCCGGAAAAGCTCTAAATGCCGCATTCCGTAAATACGGGATTGAAAATTTTAAAAAGGATATTTTAGAATGCTTTGAAACGGCAGAAGAAATGTTTGCCAAAGAAAAAAAACTTGTAAATGATGAATTCTTATTAAGGAAAGATGTTTACAACCTTCGAATGGGTGGCTTTGGTGGATTTGACTATATAAACTCTAAAAAATTGAACAATAATAACAAAGATTTAAAAACTTTGCAAAAAGCCGGATTGTGGCATAAAGAAAGATTATTAACAGATGAAGTTTACAGAGAACAACATCGTCAACGAAATTCTAAAAAGTTTAAAAAACTTCATAATGAAGGCAAATTTAAGTACGATAATTTTACAGGGAAGATTCATAAGGAATCTTCTAAAAAATTAATAGGTGCTAAAAATTCTATGCACCAAGCAGGTGAAGGAAATTCACAGTACGGAACAATGTGGATTACCAATGGGATTGATAACATTAAAATTAAAAAAGAATCTACTATTCCTGACGGTTGGAGAAAAGGCAGATTTTTAAAAAAATAGGTTTCAAAGTGTTCATGGACGCACGCTGGCTTGTCACGCCAGAAGAGAGGGATCATTACCCTCTGAAACCGCCATTTATTTTATGCGGGATTAGCTCAGTTGGGAGAGCGTAACTTTGCCAAAGTTAAGGTCGTCAGTTCGAACCTGATATCCCGCTCCAAATAAGTCCCTATAGATTAGTGGCTAGATCATCGCCCTTTCAAGGCGAAGAACGGGGGTCGGAACCCCGTAGGGACGCCAAACCATAGAGTGTACCATCTATATAGTAATTTTGGAGGTGTAGGAAAATTGGTAACCCCAGCTGACTGTAAATCAGCCGCCTTTGGCACTACTTGTTCAAATCAAGTCACCTCCACCAATAACGCCTGATGTTGGGCAGGCCAAGGCCCAACAGTCCTATCCCAAGGATCACTGATGCAGGAACGTCAGGCCGATGAGCATCGCAAGCCCTACCACGGGTGCCGATGGACGATAAATTGGGAAGCAATAGTTAGCAGTGGAAGACGCAAGTCGAAAAT